TTCTTCTTCTAAAAATTCTATATATTTTTTAGTTGCTCCATTTATTGTTCTACTTACAACCATCCATATCTGGTCGTGAGTTCCATCAGGAGATATAATAGAAGCTATAGACTCAACTTTTGTATTAACTCCTCCGAGTTTATGAACACCCCAAGCAAATACTTTTTGCTCAGGTAAATATGTTAGTGCTGCAATATCACCACTGTTTAATACACACCAAACCATTGTATTTGGTTGTTGTTGATATGCCATTTGTTTTATACCAGAACGAGTTACGTGTTCTGCAAATAGTGTTAAATCAGAACCTTTATAAGAATCAGTGGTATAATCGTATCCGTATTCATACAATTTCTTACCTGAACGTTGTGGGAATATTACAGTAGAACCAATAACTACTGGTCTCATTCTTAAAGAACCATAAGTAGATTCTCTGGATACGTTTATATTATCTGGTGATAATGGAGAAGCAGCTGAAGCTGGGCCTAAATTAAACTCAGCATCAGTAGTTCCTATAGCTAAAGCTTTAATAGACATTAACCATCTAATAGCATTTACTTGGTCTGTTGCTATAAAGTAGTTAATAGCTGAATCTGCCTCAACTGAGCCATCTATATCTGAAGGTCCAAAATTATAAAAATCATTTGACTGAGTAGACCAAACTGTTTGCGGTCTATTTCTATTACCACCAAACCAAAGTCTTTCACTATGGAATGCAATTACTTCAGGATAACCTAATGCAGAACCCCAAGCTCCTAGTTTCCATGTAGACACTGCAGAAGTTGCTCCAAATGGATGACCATCTTGAACTACAGCTGTTACGTGTTTTGTGTCTGTAAATGCAGTTATTTTTGCACATCCCCAAACAACGTTACTACTTACAGTGTGCATAATACGAACAAGTCTTCCTACATCAGTAGAAACAAATGTATCTTGTATTGTAGTTAATGTTACTGTTCCTGTTGTTCCTGATGGAGCCATTGTATTTGCAGTTACTGAATTTGGGTCTAACCATGGTCCGTCTACTGGAACATAATCTGAAACGTTCCAATCATTATGTCCTGTTCTTGAAATCTTTTTAACCATAACATCGCCGTGTGCAATAAATAGTACGTCAGCAGACTGTGTAAAAGATAAATTAAATAGTTGGGAACCTGTCCAGGGGGTTGTTATCTCATAAATATCTGTACCATTGCTAGCAAGAACTTGTGATTCATCCATATAAACACGCATGTAGCCATCACCAATTTCTAATATGTAAGCCTGTGTAGTTGAAAATTGAAATGGTACAACAATTACTGGTTTAGTGGAATCCTTAACTTCTGCAACAAATCTTGTTCCTGAACGTCTTTTAATTCCGCCTTGTGGCATAATTAAAAAGTTCTGTAGTTTCTCTACTCCATTATAATACTTAGACACATCAACACGTCCGAACATTCTCGGACTCATTTCTCCTGTTGTAAAGTTAGTCTGTATTATAGGAAGATTTTGCATTAGTTATGTGCTCCTACCCATGTTCCTGGTCCTTCTTCATCAATATCATCAGGACTTCCTTCAAGTGCGTCTATTGAACGTGCAATAGCAAGTTTAGCATTGTACAGTGTCATCATTTGACCTTGTACATTGTATGAGTTTGTTATAGGGAAACAAAGTTCATAAGCTATTCTAGCAGCAAGTGCTTGTGCAAACAATGCTGTAAATAGTGTTTCATCTTTAATATTTTTTATATACTTTATATAAACAATATTAGAATCACAAAGTATATATTTGCCTTCAGGTTTATATCTTAATTCATTAGTTTCGCTGCTATCAGCATAAATATTAACTATTCTTAAACAATCTGTAGGTCTTAGTATTTTATAAACATACCCAAATGCTGGAACTTCTTCTGATGGAGCTTTAGTTACTCTCTCCATAGCAAAATTCCATGGATGTTCTTCTAATACAGCTTCACGAAGATTATCATAAACTGCTCGTACTTTACGTGCATTACTAGAATCTTCGTCTATATCAGTTATATTCGCAGCTCCTAAACTTGTAAGAGCCATATTTGCAATTTCTGTTTTACTTGCCATATACTTTCCTTATTATAACAAAGTAGACAGTATTTAAACTGCCTACCTTATTACTTACTTTATTAACTAATTATTAGTCAACAACTACAAAAAATACAAATGATAGTTCAGCATTGGCAGGCATAACAGCTCCAAGAATCTTTGCTGTAATTTCTGCTTGGCCATTCAAAGTGATGCCTTGAATATTTGTTGCACTAACTGTTTTTGAACCAGCAGCAGCAACATCTGCCCCATCAAGAATAGCATCGATGTCTGCATCAATTGCTGTTCCGTTTGTATTGTTTTTATGAACGTTGTAACCTACATCTAGTGTTACACCTGAGCCTAAAGCTGTGTGGTATAACGTAGAGTTTGGAAGAATACGTCCTGCAGGTAACTTAGTTATTGATATAACTTTATTTGCAGCGATGTCCCCACCAGTAGTATTTTTGTAGTAACCTCTGAAAACTCTTACTTTGCCGTAAAAATCATCAGGTGGTAGTGGTGTATTTGCCTTAGCTCCACCAGGCTCGTTGTTATAAATCTTAACAGCTTGTTCAGATTTATAGTCGATTGCTGTAACTGCCATGATTGGCCTCCTTTATTTAAGTTAAACTAATTACGAAAAATGGAGCCAGGGGTTAACCTGGCCTCAAATTATGTTTCTAGACATTTAATCTCTACAACTTTTTTCTCATTCATACGAGTTGCACCCGCAGTCATGTTAGCGTAGATTTGAACAGCATTACGCTTGTCTTTTCTTGGTCCGATGTCGACGTTAATTTCTTCACCAGTAGAAAGAAGAACTCCAGATTTTGCCCAAGCAACACATCTTCTGTAACCATTCGCATCCGTTAACAATCTTTCAATTGAAACAAACTTGAAGCCCATGAATGTGTCCACTTTACCTTCAACCAAAGCCTTAACTGAGTTGTAGTCAGATGAAGTAACTTGAGTTGTAGCAAGTAGGTTAGCCAATTGTTTTGATGTATATGCAAAATACAATTCATCAAAATCAAGGTCAACTTCGTTAGCTAAGAATTTTCTCTTAGTTTCGATAAGTTTACCAACTGTCAAACCTTCATTTGAACCGCTTAAGTTAACTGGTATAACTTGGTTGGAATCAAAACTTACAGTTGTTGAACCATCTTTACCAGTGTAAGCGTTACCGAAGAATGATTGGATAACTTCATCATCTTTTGCTCTACCAAGTGCATATACTGCGTTGATTGAGTAAGCTGATGTTGGGTCGATAAGCATTCTAACTTTGTCTTTCTTATCGATTAAGTCTGCCCAGTCGTAATCAGACATGCCGACTCTACGTCTTGAGTGAGGTGAATTAACTAGAGGAGTATCTTGGTGGCGTCCTACAATTCTTTGAGCTTCAGTTGCACCAATCTCATCATAGTAATCGTACTCAGAAGTTTGTGTCTCAGTTCTAACTTTGTCTGCAAGTTTAGAACCTCTTTGTTGTAATGCAATAGTAACATTTTCTTTATACTGTTGCACAAAACTTGTTTCTACATTAATTGACATTGCTCTGTACCTTTCCTATGTTTTTAGTAACATCTTGCAAACAAGCTACCCTTTCGGACCTGTTCTATATTTTACGTCTAGTCGACGGCAAGACTTTACTTGCGGTGCACGGACCTCTTTAGGAAGCTACCCGGATTAATTAATATCATGTATGATATTAATTATACTATAGATTTAGACAAAAGTAAATAGTTTATTTTTGTTCACCTGGAGCCGGCGGATAAGCTAACTTAAATAGATTAGTCATTCTAATTAAAGCTTCTTTATGGCCAATATTATTCTTATCTAAGTAAGCATTCATAAACTCTTTATTGCCTTTTAAATCAGCAATAGATTGTTTAGCTTGTTCTGCTGTAGGAATTAAAGATGAACCGCCGCCTTCTAATGCAGAGTCTTCTGAAATTGTTTTACCAATATTGTGGAACAACTGAATTACTCTTGGGTCATTTCCTAATCCTGTTGTTTCTAAGAATTCAACAAGTTCTGGAGTAGCATAAGCCTTAACAGCATTTTTTGCCATGTTTATATTTTGGTCAAATGCCGCACCCCATTCAGATTTTAATCCATTGATACCTTCATTAAGAGCATTTTGTTGAGCAACAGACATTTCACCAACTTTACCTTTATAGAAGTCTGTACTAGCTCCAACAAGCTTTTCTAGTTGTGATTTTGAAATTCCTGCTTCATATGCTGCTTTAGACATTGCTTGTGCATAATCATCATTGAAATCTAAACCTTCAGGATAACCCTCAGGGCGCTTAAGTTCATAACCCTCAGGTGACTCAGGTCGACCTAATTTATTATAAACTTCCGACCACGCAGGGTCCTGTGGGTCCTTAGGAATAACCACTTTGTCCATACCAATCATTGACTGAGTACTTATAAATGACTTAGCTAATCCTGCTACATCGTTATAGTCTGCCAAACTTGGATGACTTCTTAAATCATCTGGAAGAGAATCTCTCCAAGATGCTTGTGAACCACCACCTGCTCCACCACCGTCATCGTCTCCTCCATCTAAGAAGCACATACCCAGGGGTTTACGTGATTTTCTAGTCAATCGTTTCATCAATAATGCCATTGTCGTTTTCCTCCGTTTCTGTAAATAATAACTCAAATTCTTCAAGGTCTTTAGATAAGTCAAACACGTTTGTATTTGTACGTTTAATAACTTCTAAGGCAAACCTTCTAAGACCTTCTCTAAAAGCTAGTGTAATTGGGTCAGCACAAAAAGAAGACTTGCCAACATATCCTAGTTGGCATAAATGTAACATAACTATTCTACCTTTAGGAGAATCAAATATACTCCTGTAAGCATCGTTAATATCTTCTTGTGTGTATGATTT